CAAAGAGTTTATAGTTGGTATCATCGAAATAGATGTTATGAAAGATGCGATAGGGATTATTGACTGGGGTATGCTCTAAGGTCTCAGTATCAAAGATATGGAACCCACGAGTATCATTCACATCATTCCAATACATCTCATAAGGATTACCTAAGTAGAAGATTTTCCCGTTGTCCGATCGAGTGTGATAATGTCCCGAGAAGACAGTGGTGAACTTCTCAAATAGTTCGCACTCCATACCATCTTCCATGACGTGCCCACGATGAGCTCTGAATCCGTTGAGCTCAAGGTGCCCCATCGCACAGTTGCTACGTGAAGCTTTAACAGATTTGATAGTGTTTTCAAGATTTTCATTATTGATCCAAGGAATAAAAAGTACGTTTAAGTTATCTAGTTTTACCTCTGTTACTTCTGGATAGACAATAACATTATTATATTGACTGAGAAGAAGACCAACCGAGTTAACTGAATTGGTATTTTTATAGTAGGCAGTATGGTTACCAACGATAGTGTGGACAGTTATTCCCATCTTCTGAAGACGGTCATAATAGTTTTCCTTTGCCCACTCCAATGCCCACAAGTCAATAGACCTTCGGTTATCAAAGGTATCTCCCATATCTACAACAACTTTAATGTTGTGCTCCTCAAGATATGGGAAGAAGATATCGTCGTAAAATCTTTTAAAATGGTCGTGAAGGAATTTTGAAGATTTACGAGCACCGAAATGCTGGTCGCTTATAATTGCTATCTTCATCGGTTCTTGTAAGTGATAGCGTCTTTGATACTATTATAGTCGGAACTATGCCCAGAAAGCAAGCTATCGTCAACCATCATAACCTCATCAAAACCAGTGCGTTCAATAATCTTGGTCTTGATTTCCAGTTGCTTCTTCTCCTTCTGAATGCGTCTCAGGAATGCATAGTGAATGATTTGAGTGAAGTAAGCAAATGGGTTCTTAGACTTATCTGGGTCAAAGTTGTGAATATATTGAACACAATTCTCAATTCCGTCAGAAATCATATCGTCCCTGAACATATAGTTCACAAAGTTTGGCTTATAAGACAAATGAGTTGCAATCTTCAAGAAGCATTCACCAAGATAGTTTGGAATAGGTGGTTTGCCTTCCCATCTTTTTGCTCTATCTTCCCTGGTGGGTTCTCTACCGTTGATCTCAGTAAAACTCTTTTCTACCTTCGAACGATAAACAATCAGTGCCTCAAGCAACTCCTTGTTGTTAACGTAGTGTTCTGATTTCTTTTTAGACATAACATTGGTTTTGTAGATAACTTTTTGTTATGTTAATTATACCACACTTTAAGGACTTGACAAAGTATCAAAATGTGTGTAGACTACCTTTGTCCCGGTTGAAGAGAGAGCTTTAGCTATCTTTAAGATCTTTATTACTATTATAGATTCTTTCCAAAGTTTTTCTAGCATCTTCTACTGAAGATACATATCCCATATTCTTTGTTACTTCAGCTTTACCTGCAGAAGAGTTTTGTGGTAGAGATTCATAGTCATCATCATCTTCTTCAAGATATCTATTGTAAAAATCGATAATATTCTCATCATTAACCTCAGTCATAGTAATAATCTTATCAAGTTTTAAAACAAAGAAATCATCACCTGGTATTTGCATCCATGGTTTTATTTTTAAACCATAAGCACTACCAGAAGATATTACTTTCATTATTACTGGATTTTGAAGAATAAGTACAGGATCTCCATCATTCTCATCAATACAGACAAGAGCAAAGATTTCTTCACCAGTAATTAATTTAATAGAACTATAGAATTCTTCTCCCATTAGTTTTTAAGCGGAATGTTTACAATATCATAGTTAAAGTTTTCTTCGTTATAAACTTTAATTCTTTCGATTAAATGATTAAGGGTATAATTTCTCCTAGACTTGTAGGAAATGTCGTCAGCAATATCATATAAAGTTGCCTTTGTTTTATTATTGCCTTTTCTGAGGACTCTTCCAATACTTTGGAGATTTCTGATTCTGGATTTTGAAGGAGAAGCAAAAATAACATTGTGGAGATTTTTAATGTTAATACCAGTAGAGAATGTTCCGTATGAAGCAACAATGATTGCGTTGTTTTCTCTTTCTGTAATCTCTCTAACCTTCTCTCTATCTTCAGTAGCTACTCCACCATGCACAAAGAAGACATGACGATTATCTGCCTTTGAGTTATTTATCATTTCATATAATGGTTGACCATGACCTTCTACTCTTGAAAAAAGAATTAGAGTATTGCCTTTAAGATCAAGAGCAAGGTTACGAATAAACTTATTACGTCTTTCGTGATTAATAATATATTGAACTTCTTCCTCAAAGTTTTCAAACTTATGTGGTGAGTGTTTCAATAGAAGCACGTTGATGTCCAACTTAGCAACATGTCCCTTTTGCATCAGTTCTTCTGTTCTGATGATTTTATATGAAGGACCGAATAGACCCTCCAATACCCACTTATGAGTTTGAGTTCCATCAAGAGTCCCTGTAAAACCAAATCTGTATTTTGCATCTGAAAGTTTAGACATTATAGATATTAGAGACTTAGATTTGAACTGGTGTGCCTCATCTCCAACAACCACATTAAATCTTGAAAAGTATTGACGGGGAAGTTTGTAGATAGACTGCCAGGTGGTGATTATCACCTGAGAATCTGTCTCTCTTTCTTTCCCCGCATAGATCTTGTGGCAAAATGAACCGACATCCCATCCATAGTCTTCAAAATCTTTATACATCTGTTCTACTAGGGAAGTCGTCGGAACGACTATCAGAGTATTTTGTCCTTTCTCAACGTAATATCTCACAATCGAGTATATCATCAGGGACTTTCCAGAAGCAGTTGGAGATATCAGCAGCTTTCTATTATGTCTTAAAGCGTCGTATACTCCCTCTACTTGATATTCACGGGGAGCGTACTTGCAGATAGAATTCATGTAATCTTTTACACCTTCCTTTGAGATGAAGTCATTTACTTCAAAAGGTGTACCATAAAACTTATTATTTACAAATTCAAAACTGTAATCATGAGTCTCACAAAATCTTGTGATTTTATCCAACAGACCTACATAAATTTCTCCAGTCTGCGTATTAAATAGACGAATTTTTCCATCCCAGTATTTGTTACGATACTGAGGCATAAACTTTGCGCCTGGTACATCAAAGGTAAACTGGTCTGCTAATTCATAGTAGACGTGTGGATCTGCTTTTACCTGAAGATATACTTCGTTCTTTTTTGAAATAACCAAATGAGACATAACCCATAAGTTTCACCTATGGGTATTTATTGTCTCAGTTAAAACCTGCTTGGAAGCGATGCCACTCTATGGCGTTTTTGATTTGAAAAGTTCTATTAGAAATCGTCTTGATAATGTCCTCAAGAAACTTCAACATTACATCATAGTATCGAATCTTGATATCAATCTTAGTTAACTTCTCATCTGCCTCTAGATGCCTCTGTAAGGCGTCTTTGTCTCTAACTTTATATGGGAAAGGTTCTTCCTCATAAACCTCCACTGGTGCCTTTCCAGTGTAATAATTATAGCGTTCTAATTTTACTTTACTGTAAGTCTCTTTTGCTTTTTCACGTAGCAAAGTAATGGTATTATAAACCGTGTAATACTTTGCATGTAGTTGTGGAATTTTTATTGATTCATCGTGTAGATTATCAGGATCGATTTGGGAATCTCTTTCCCACATCTCCTGAATTTGTTCAAGGTTCATAAGCGAGTTCTGCCGTCAGAATCAACGATAATGTATACAGTATACTTGAATGTTGCCTCTGCTGTAAAGTATTGGATATCTGTAGCGGAGGTATCAAATTCTAAAGAAGTTAAGGAAACAGGAAACAAGTCTCTAAACTTGACTATGCTGTTTACTCTGTAGTTGCTGTTTAGAATAGATAGACTTCCATCACTAAACTGTTCCTGCAATTGATCTTTTTGACCATCAATATCAGTGGTAAGATCGATAAAGTCTTGTGGAGTTTCTGGGAAACCAAGTCCAGTTAACCAGTTATGAACCGCCATATAATTGGTCATATCTTCATCAACCAAGAACTTGAGGGTTAGATCTCCATAAGTTAATTTTTCACCAGGAATATCAATATCTTTAAGATATGATGATTGTGATGCTAACTGTAGATTTATCTCTGGTAGTCTAGCACTGGTGCAGAAAAAATCAACCTTTGGATGCTTAGATAAACTAAACTGAAACCCAGTAGGAGAAAGAAAATTTCTGTTTTGTATTTGGTTTCTAAAAGGTGAAACGGACATTATCAGTTTTATTTGTATTTAGATAAAAAAAGGGGGTCCGAAGACCCCCCTGATAGATATGTGAATCGAGATCACATGAGATTCTGAACCTTGACTCTTCTGTAGTAACGGTTGACGTTCTGGGTAAGAGCGCCAGCGCCAACGGTGGTTCCTTCCGCGAATGGGTTTGCGACCATGCCGTAGCGGGTCTTAAAGCCAATCTTGGGCTGGAAGGTGTCCTGACCAACGGCACGAACCATTTGGAGAGGAACGTATGGGCAGTAGAAGAGACCAGCGTCATAAGGTGAAGAACCCTTATAACCAGCAACGTAGTACTGATCAGCACCAAGGTTTGCCGAATATGGGTCAA